GCCAATCTGCGCCGCAGGCCTTGCGATAGCCATGGCGAATCGAGTTTGCTCAGACATTTCCGAAGCAGGGACGCATGATCCCGACGTGCACGACCGGTGGGCCTGGATAGCGCATGAGTGTGTCGCCATGGGCGCGTTCCCGAGTTGCATCGGCGAGCGCACCGCCGCCGGCGTCATGATAATGGAGTCGTCTGAGGGATTGCGCTTACTCCGGGCGATGCACGCAGAAAATCTGGAAGGCGCGCGCGAGACACGCCGGGTGTACAAGTTGAAGGCGGACGAGACGCTTCCCGCTGGGAAGGCGCCTCGCACCATTGCCAGTTTTAATGCCGAGTTTCTCGCCCGTACTGCCCCTTGGGCGCGGGCCATGACCAAGACGCTCAAGGCCCACTGGGACGGCTCTTTTACGTTCCGAGGGCCGCGTGGCCATTGCGTCGTGTTGTTTTGCGCGGGCCTGCCTTTTGCCGTTGTCAATTCGCGCATCACTTACATGATCGGCAGCGATAGGGCGGTCTGTGTGGCAGGTGATGACTCTTTAGGCGTGTACGATGGCATGCCCGTTGAGAGTGACGCCAGCACCGCCGATCTGACGCAGGGCTATGGTCCGCTTGTGCTCGCTGACCGTCAGATTATGGCCTCGCTTGGAATTCCTTGGGACGTCGCGGAGGCTCTCATCGCCGCTTCGTGCCTACCGATTGCCACGCGGCCCGCCCGCTCAAATGGCTACCTCCGAGTTGCGGGCGTCGTCCAGCCGCAAAACAGCACGGGCACGACCATCACGAGCGTCGGTACGACGTGGCGTGTCTCCCTGGTTTTTGTGTACGCATACTGCTTTGCTGAAGGGCCTTTCTCCATTTCCCAGGCTGCGCGTGACATGGGAATGGTCTTCCGCGGGCCTGAGCCGTCCACCCACACTTGGGCGGCGGCAACGTTCTTGCGCTCGCATTTGGTCCAGTCGCCGGCCGGGCGGTTTGAGTTGACCAGTTTGCCTTCGCTTGTCGGCAAGATCTGCAAGGTCATGACGCCGTTTCACATTTTGGCCCCTCACGCTCCGCCCGCTTTCGCGCCTTATGTCGTGGCCGGCGCTTTTGCTGCGTCTGTGCACACCGCCCGCGACTATCCCGTCCTCGGCGCGATGCTGCGCGCTTACGACCGTCTCGCGCTGACCGCCTTGACCGAGGCCGCCCGCGAGCGCCACGATGTTGCCGCTTTTAACCCACTCGAGAATGTTTTCGTTGAGCGCCCGTGTGCGGTCTCATTTCCGCACCGCGACCAGGCAGTGGCGTT